GAGGGTAGCCTGCGTGGTGAGGGTGTGGAGTATGTACTCAGCGAACCTTGCCGTGAGGATGAAGTAGGCCCCCTCCTTGAGCTTCTCTGGGGTACCTTCGAGGCGAACAAGACTGTCCTCCGTCCCAGCAACCGCTGCTCTGTGCATGTCCACATCAATGTGCAGCGGCTGACTGAGTTGCAAGTGTTCAACCTCATCGTCCTCTACCTCATCGCCGAGGATGCCCTTGTCCGCTGGTGCGGGGAGGGGAGGGTTGGTAACTTGTTCTGCCTCCGAGCACGGGACGCTGAGTTCGTGATCGACAGTCTTGAGGAGACTAGCGTGGATGGTATGTGGGCACGTCTCCACACCAATGACCTGCGCTACGCAGCATTGAACTGCAAGGCCCTTGGGGATTTCGGTAGCTTGGAGTTCCGATCCCTCCGGGGGACTGATGAGCCCGGTATCATCAAGACGTGGGTGTCCATACTGATGCGGTTAAGGGAGGCAGCGTTGCGGTATGACTTCCCCAACAATATCCTCGACGGCTTCTCCGCTGGTGGTGAGGAAGCCTTCTGTCGTGAGACATTTGGGGATCACTTCGAGGAGTTGTTCGACTACCCCGAGTGGAGGGAGGATGTCCGCAGTGGGATGCGTCGCTGTCAGTGCATCGCCTACTCAGGAAACTGGTCGGCTCTCTCCGACAACGAACCCGAGGTGAAGAAGAAAAAGAAGCGGGTGTCTGCACCCCCCGAGTGGCAGAATATGAATCTCGGTGAGCAACGTATCGGTGCTGCTATCCCTATGCCCCCCGGCGCTGATGGGAGGGTCGAGTGGAATCTGGGTCAGTGGGTAGATGAGTTTGTCAATGGAAGAATGGCTGATCCCGGTATAGACCAGAGAGCTTTTCTGGAAGCCAAGCGTCTCCTGAAGATAAAGCAGGAGCAGGTGTTGATGCAGCGTATGGCCCGTGAAGTTGAGGCCCGACGCAACGAGGCTAACCCCTTCGATGAATAAAGTTTGGGGGCTTGTCCCCCCTTTCTTTTAAAAAGAGTATACTATTATGAATACAACATAAGGAGGGAGGTATGGCATGTGTTGAGAAGGTTCATTGCGGTAAGTGTGGGGGCAACAACCTCCAGATCTTTTACGATGGTGAGAAGTACAGCGGTTTCTGCTTCAACCCCCGCTGTCTCCAGTATGTGGCTGACCCCTATAAAGATCAACCTGCCGACTTCGTCCCACCCAAGAAGAAGCTGGGTAAGTCAAAGGAGGACAGGGAGAGGGACATCCGTGAGATACAGGGTGAGTGGGGTGTCTGTGATATACCCGACCGTTTCCTTAAGAAGGAATACCTAGACTACTTCGGTGTCAAGGTGGGTGTCAGTGAGGTAGATGGTGTCACCCCAGCGGTAGCTGCCTTCCCTGTCAAACGGGGGGGTGAGTTGGTAAGCTACAAGCTACGCCTCCTTGATGAGAAAAGGATGTGGAGTCTGGGAGACTCAGGTCAAGCAGACTTGTTTGGTTGGGAGCAGGCACTGGAGTCGGGTGCCCCTCGGTTGATCATAACAGAGGGGGAGTTCGATGCCGTTGCCCTGTTCCAAGTCCTGAAGGAGGGGAACAAGGACCCAAGGTACGAGCACTTCAACCCCGCTGTTGTCAGCCTAGCCAATGGCTCTGTCACTGCTGCTCATGGTATCAAGCAACACTTGCAGAAGATCAAGGCCCACTTCAAGGATGTAGTGCTAGCCTTTGACATGGATGAGGCAGGAGAGAAGGCCGCCGAAGAAGCGACCAAGCTCTTGCCAACAGCGATGAGGGCACAGCTCCCAGCACATGACCCCAACGATTGCCTCAAGGAGGGCAAGTCTAAGGCATTGAAGAATGCTGTGCTGTTCAAGGCAGAGACAAGGAAGAACTCGCGTCTGGTCTACGGTAGCAGCCTTGCTGGGGTTGCAAGGAAGGAGGCAGAGTGGGGTAGGACTTTCCCTTGGAAGCGCCTGACGGAGCTTACACGAGGTGAGAGGTGGGGTGAGACATATTACTGGGGGGCTGGTGTTAAGATGGGTAAGTCAGAGCTGCTCAATGCGCTGGCTGCACACAACATTATCAACAACAGGGAGAAGGTCTTTGTCGCTAAGCCAGAGGAGGCTAATGCCAAGACCTACAAGATGTTGGTTGGTAAGGCAGCGAACAGGATATTCCATGACCCAACCGTGCCGTTCGACTATGATGCGTTCGATGAACATGAACCCACCATAAGCGACAACGTGGTGATGCTGGACTTGTATCAGCACCTAACATGGGACCATGTCAGGGAGGATATTATCCACGCCGCAGGTGAAGGGTACCGCACTGTGTACCTAGACCCTATCACAAACTTCACCAATCAGATGTCAAGTGGTGACGCTAACGAGGCACTTGTGGGGATCGCAGCGGAGGCGGCAGCTATGGCACATGACCACAAGCTGACCATCCACTTCTTCTGCCACCTGAATGCACCACCTCGTGGGTCAACACCGCATGAATTGGGAGGGCAGATATTCTCCAACCAGTTCGCTGGTAGCAGGGCGATGATGCGTTCATGTAACTATATGTTCGGGCTAGAGGGAAACAAGGACCCCCATCTGGGCCTGAATGAAAGGAACTGTAGGCAGATCGTCCTCTTGGAGGACAGGGAGTTTGGTCAGGTGGGGTACGTACCCCTGTACTGGGACAACAAGACAGGTGCTTTCAATGAGAGGTAGTTATGAGTGTTAAGCGATACGATTTTTTTCCTGAGTATGGTTACGGGGAGATTATCCCAAACGACATAGATGGTGATTTTGTAAAATACAAAGACTACGCGGAGTTGGAGCAGAACTTCTTTAGCCGAGATATGGATTGTGCTGCTAAAGATATTCTCATCGCACAGCAGGCAGCGGAGATAGATGCGCTCAAGGAATCACGCAAGATAGAAATGAAAGCCTATGACGAGCTACAAGATGCCTTTATTGACCTGAACCTTGTTTGTGACGAGCTGCGCCAACAGGTGGCGACCCAATCAACGGCATTGCGGAAAATCGCAGCATGGGGTGGTTGGGGAGTGTTCCCTGAGAAATACAATCCAGAGTGGTGTGCGATGGCAATCACGACAGCCAGAGAATTGTCGCCCATCGACCCGCCAGCAGCAGATAAGCAGCCTTGGATTAATGACGATGGGTCGCCTCAGTTTTATCGCCCGCCAGCAGCAGGGGAGGAGAAGGTATGAGTTTAAGTCAACTACTTACGGAACCTTTAGAGGAAGAGATAGTCAAACTCAGAGCGGCCATTAAGGATGCTCTGGAGCACTGGGACCCTATACCCGAGGGAGAATATTACCACACTCCGGGGGAGTGTGCAGCCAAAGCACGTCTGGAGAAGCTAGCGGAGAGTTGGGATGAGTAACGAACTGAAAGATTGGTTGTGGGATAATGAGGAGGAGAAACGCCGAACAGGACTGAGGGCCTTCACGGATTATCCTTTTACCTCCCTCGGGGATACTGTTGGGGAACTAGCACCGATCCGAGAGTGTATCGTCTTAGACTGGGATGGTGATAAATACTGCCGCATCCTTATAGAAGGCTTAACTGAGTACGTTAAGTTGGGTTACCTGTACCAGCAAGAAGGGCGGCTGGGGGAAGTGCGTTGTATTGATAGAAGTGAAATACCGGGGGAAGTATGTACGCAATAGAGCAGTTAGCATTCCTTGCCCAGAACAACTTCAACAAGTTGGTTAGTAAACTGGCAAGGCGTGTCCCTAACGTGGCTGATGCAGAGGATATTGTGCAGACAGCACTTGAACGTGGGGTACGGTACGCCAACACTTACGATGAGAACCAAGCGTTTGATGCATGGTTCGGCAGGCTTATCCAGAATGCGTGGAAGGATTGGCTGAAGGAGAATCGTAGGGCTGGTATGACCGATGAAGTCAACGAGAAGAATGGGGGTGAGGTGCCTTGTACCAAGGAGGCTGCTGAGTTAGCAGAGCTACTGAAGCAGGAGATACTTTCACTACCGGATTCCTTCAAGAAGGATGTGATGTACCGAAGGTTCCTGATAGGGCTGCCCGTAGATGAGATAGCATTCGTCTTGGGTGTGGATCGTGAGCGTGTGAAGAAGAGTATCCTCCGGTGGAGGGCACTGGTGTTTGACAAATATGGAGTACAATTACAATGATACTACTGAAAGAGAAAGATCTTGAGGACATAGCAGGTATACTCCGGCACGAGGGTGCTGAGAATCTTGCTACAGCAGTGGAGTCTCTCCTCCTCAGAGCGAGGAACAAGGAGCAGCAGGTGAACCACCAAGAGGGTGCGTCTAAGGTGCTGCCTCCCATACAAGGTTCACCGAACCAAGGGTGCAATGCATCAAGGTACCCTTACAACTGAGTTAAGGGGCGCAAGCACATGAAAATATGTGTAGCCGATTTAGAAGCCAACGGATTCTTGGAGGATGCTGATCGTGTATGGTGCGGTGTGTTCATTGATGAAAAAACTGAGGAGGTCACTGAGTTCAGGCCCGACCAAATGCAAGACATGCTCCGATTCATGGAGACAATTGATGTTCTTGTCATCCACAACGGAACCGGGTACGATCATCCCCTTCTGCGAAAGCTGTATGGATTTGATTTCAAAGGGATACGGATTGACACCCTCATCATGTCTCGTTTACAAAGACCCGACAGGCAACTCCCATTTAACTGTAAGGACAGATCAGCAGGTCCTCATAGTATTGAGGCTTGGGCCTACAGGGTTGGAAGGCGTAAGCCTGAGCACGCTGACTGGACCCAGTTCTCAGAGGAGATGCTAACAAGGTGCAGAGAGGATACATTTATCCTCCTCGACACATACAGAGAGTTAAAGAAGGAGGGAGGTAAGGACTGGAGGAGGGCTCATCCCCTAACCCACAAGTTGTTTGAGATACTTCACGAGCAAGAGCAGTATGGGTGGTTGGTTGATCAGGACTGGATGGCGTACTGTATCCAGACTCTCACTCGATGGATGGATAGGATTGACAAAGTAGTTGTCCCCTCCCTCCCCCCAGTTGTAGTAGTAGATGAGGATAAGAAGCATGGCGAATACAGTTACGTTAAGAAGCCTTTTCTCAAATCGGGGAAGCATTCGCAAGCCGTTTGTGATTGGTGGGAGGATACTATTGGTGCTAGTGGTGGTGTTGGTTGTCCTGTTGCCGGTCCTTTTAGTCGGGTCAGCTTTAGGCCTGTCAATCTAAACAGCAACGCAGAGGTCAAGGACTGGCTGCTGCGTGAGGGGTGGATACCCGAGGCATGGAACTACAAGAAGGTTGATGGTAAGCTTGTCAAGGATGCTGATGGCAACTTGATACCAACATCACCCAAGCTGAACGAGGATGATCCTTTCCTCGGGGTGCAGGGTAAGGTGGGGATGTTGCTCGTTAAGCGAGTACAGTGTAGGCACAGGAGGTCACAGGTTGAGGGTTGGTTTAAGAACCTACGGCCTGATGGGCGCTTAGGTCAGGGCATCGGAGGTATCTGCACCACGGCCCGATTAAGGCACAAGGTGATAGTCAACGTACCTAATGATGACAGCTTCTTTGGTAAGTGGATGAGGAAGTGTTTCATCTGCAAGCCCGGCTACAAGCTGGTGGGTATTGACTCGGCTGGTTGTCAGAACAGGATGTTGGCTGCACGAGTGGGCAACCCTGCTTTCACTAAGACGCTGATCGAGGGTGACAAGAAGAAAGGTACGTCCATACATCAGGTGAACCAGAAGGCTATAGCTGAGATGGGTGTTGAAGTCAACTACCATCAGGCTAAGAATCTTAACTACGCCTTCATGTTTGGAGCAAGGGACCCCAAGCTAGGGGCCATCATAGGTAAGAGTAAGGAGGTTGGCGCTGTAGTAAGGGCTGCCCTGCTAGGTGTAGCACCGGGATTTGAACAGCTTGTTGCTAGCCTCACTGAGGAATGGCAGAGCAACGCTAAGTCACGGCTGAACAGGTGGGGCAAGAAGGAATACTATGACGGTTGGGTAACAGGACTGGATGGTAGGCCGATCTACATAGAGACAGAGCACCAGATTCTGGTGTACGTTCTCCAATCAGATGAGGCCATCATGATGCAGACCGCACTTGTACTGCTGAAAGAGTGGCTTGATGATCTGGGTTGGACATTCGGGGAGGAGTACGGCTGGGTAGCTAATGTGCATGACGAGTTTCAAGCAGAAGTAAGAGAAGATTGTGTTGAGAAGTATTGCGAGCTAGGTGAGTTAGCTATCACCGAAGCAGCAGTACGGTTAGGAATCCAATGCCCACATGAAGGTGAGGCAAAGGTTGGTTGTAATTGGTACGAAACACATTGAGGAATACATTATGAGTTTTAAAGCACCTAAAGGTAATGGTGGTGGGGATCGCGTAGCACAAGAAGTTATACCTGTGGGCAACTACCCAGCACGACTGGTCCAGCTAGTTGATCTGGGACTCCAGAAGCAGAACCCCTATCAGGGAAAGGAGAAGGCACCTGTCCACATGATCCGTTGTGTGTATGAACTACCCACAGAGTTCTGTGTAGATGAGGATGGTAACGAGGACAAGGAGAAGCCTCGCTGGATTGGTGAGGAGTTCCCCTTCTACAGCATTGACGCGGAGCGTTCCAAGGCGGCCCAACGGTACAAGGCGCTGGACCCCAAGATCGAGCACGATGGTGACTGGGAACCGCTGGTTGGTGGTGCGTGTACGCTGACTGTGGTACACAACCCCGACAAGAAGGACCCCAAGAAGGTGTACGCCAACATCGGTAGCACAGCGCCTCCGATGAAAGGCTTCGAGGTGCCTCCTCTGGTTAATCCGCCCACCATGTGGACGCTGGACGATCCAGACATGGAAGTGTTCGCTAAGTTCCCTGAGTTTATGCAGGAGAAGATCAAGAGTAACTTGAACTTCAAAGGCTCACTGTTGGAAGCGAAGCTGACAGGTAAGGAGTACGTACCAGCAGCAGATGCACCGGCTGAGGAAGGTGCTGAAGCAGATGTGGAGGAGAACCCGTATGGGTAGGTGTATCGTGGCTGGTGGTAGGGACTTCGCCGATCCAGCCCTTCTCGAAGAAGCACTAAGTAACTTCGATAAGTTAGTTGGTATCACCACGCTTGTTTCTGGAAATGCCCGTGGTGCCGACCGACTCGGGGAGGTATGGGCTCTTGACAATGAGGTGGATATTAAACGCTTCGTTCCTAACTGGGACCTAGGGAAACACGCAGGTTTTCTCAGGAACTCCCAGATGGCCGAGTATGCGGACTACCTCGTTGCCTTCTGGGATGGTAAGAGTAAGGGGACCAAGCACATGATAGACACAGCCCTTGAGAAAGGGCTACTCGTTAAGGTGGTGCGTTATGGGTAAGGGTAGCAAACGTAGGCCCGGCAAAGGTTACGAGGAGAACTATGACAAGATCTTCAAGAAGCCTAAGGACAAACCAAAGGAGTTGACCAAGGATGAAAGCACTGATAGACGCAGACGTACTGCTGTATGAATGCTCCAGTGTAGCTGAACCAAAGGAAGCCAAGGGGACGGAGGAGGCTCAGCCTCTGAAGTCCTTTGACTTTGTCAAGGAGGTTTTTGATGGTAGAGTCAGAGACATCCTTGAGGCTACCAAGAGCGACGAGTACACGCTGTACATCACAGGTAAGGGCAACTTCAGGTTCGACATAGCGGTGTCTCAACCCTACAAGGGTAAGAGGGATGAGAAGAAACCATACCACTATGACAACCTTAAGGCCTACATCCTCTCTCATGAGAATGCTGTTCTTGTGGAGGGGATGGAGGCTGACGATGCAATGGCTATAGCTCAGGAGTTGAAGTGGTCCTGTGGTGAGGGGGATGTGTATGACCTAGACCCCCGCTTCTGTACCACAGTCATTTGCACAAGGGATAAAGACTTACGTATCGTCCCCGGCTGGCACTATGGGTGGGAGTGTGGACGGCAGCCTGAGTTCAGGATGCAGTTCATAGACAAACTCGGCTGGCTCACCTTATCTGGTGACAGGAAGAGTGTCAAAGGAGGTGGCCTGAAGTTCTTCTGGTCTCAGATGTTGACAGGGGATAAGACAGACAACATACCCGGTCTTCATGGTACGGGGCCTGTGGCTGCATACGAGGCGCTACACCGCTGCACAACAGAGGGTGAGTTGTACCTCACAGTGAAGGCCATGTATGAGATGGAGCACCCAGACGACTGGCGGGAGTACATGCTGGAGCAAGGTCGCTTGTTGTGGATGGTGCAGTGCTTGGACGACGAGGGTAAACCCGTCATGTGGGAGATACCAGATGCCTTTGATGGATAAGAAGTATAACAATGGGGCTTGGACTCAGGGTAGGTACGATGCATTCATCAAGGGTGTCATCCGTGATGGATTGAAACGGTGGGGCCCCAAGCATGACTGCATTAAGCAGGCTCGAACCAAACGAGGTTACTACAGGTGTGGGGAATGTAAGGAGGAGGTCCCTGCCACGATACTGCGAGAGCTGAAGACCAAGCCGGGTACGATGAAGAGGGTGCGTAACATCTACGCAGACCATATCATTCCAATTGTAGACCCAGCAGTGGGGAGGAGGAGTTGGGACGAAGTCATAGAGAGGGCCTTTGTGGATACCACTGGGTACCAAGCCCTGTGCTATGACTGCCATGAGGTCAAGACGCAAGCGGAGAAGTTAGTCTCTCGTGAGCGTATCAAGAAAGACTTGGAGTTGCCAGATGAATAAGGATAACTATATGGGTTACAATCTGTTTTTGGACGTAGAAGATAAAGAGAGTCGTGATAGAAACCGTGGCCAAGTGATGCTCAACATATTCGAGGATCACTGTCAGGACCATAGGATCGGTCCTGCTGGTATGGTCGCCATCTTGGGGTACTTCAAGAGTCTCCCTGCTGATGAGCGTATCGCTGCCCTCGAATACTTCAGAGCAATGACAACAGCGGCGGGGTATAATGGACCCGTATTGGTGAACTGAGATGAGGAATTACATTAATCAGAAGTTGGTAGTGCATCGTGGGGTAGGCGACAAGGAAGTGGCAGAGTTAAACTGTCTTCATTATCTGGCCGATGCAATCTTAATACGGGTGCAGAACACACTGTCTTGTAACGGGGATCGTTTACATGAAGGAGTGGCAGAGGCATTCGAGGCTATGAAGTTTGTCGAGTACGAGATGCAGAAGCGGTGGGGCTTCGCCCAGTCTGAGCGGGAACATACCCACAAACACCGCCTCAAGAACATTATCGGAGAGTAATCATGGCTACAGTCGGTATAATTGGTGATACCCACATACCCTATGAACTTGAAGGTTATCTGGAGTTCTGCCAGAAGATGTTCAAGGCTTGGCGGGTGGACAGGGTGGTACACATAGGAGACTTAGTGGACCATCATGCCCTTAGCTTCCATGACAATGAGCCTATGCTCAAGAACGCAGCAGGTGAGTTGGTAGATGCACGGGATAAGCTACAGGCTTGGTACAAGGCGTTCCCTAAGCTACAGGTCTGTGCTGGAAATCATGATCTGATCCCTCAGAGGCAGCTCCACAAGATCGGCATGGAAGCCGAAGTGTGGATGCGCCCTCTCAAAGAGGTGTACGGTATGCCCAAGGGGTGGGAGATAGTGGATACTGTCGTGATTGATGGTGTCCTCTACCACCACGGGTACACAGCCAACGGTGTGAATGGTTTCCGTAATGATGCGGTACGCAGGATGTGCCGCACTGTGACTGGTCACTCACATGGTAATGCAGGGATTGCTGCCTCCGCATCTGAGCACCGTCTGGTGTGGGGTATGGGTGTGGGGTGTGGTGTTGATGTAACCAGCATGGCTATGGTGTATGGGAAACACTTCTTACAGAAGCCCATCATCGCTTGTGGTATTGTACAGGAGGGCTCTCCTTTCATAGAGTACATGCAACTGGGAGAGAAACCATGAGCGCATTGGATGTTCAACCGGGCGGCGATCACTACAAGAACCATGCTATCCAACCGATAGAGTACGTGGTTAAGAACCAACTCGGTTTCTGTGAGGGTAACGTCATCAAGTACGTCACCCGTCACAAACTTAAGAACGGTAAAGAAGATATACTAAAAGCAATACACTACTTACAACTATTACTGGAGTTACAATATGGAGAATAACACAACAGAAGTCGCCGAGGTTATGCCATCCTATTATGAGATAGACGTACAGTACGTTGGCGGTAATTTTCAATACACCAATGTGGTCGCCTTCCAAATAGAAGATAGGCTGCTACAGTTGTCGGACGGTACAGCCTCATTCATCATCCCAATAAACGAGAACGTACTGTCTCTCAGGATCGAACCCATCTTCAAGTCAGAGGAGGAAACCTATGTCACGATTCCGTAACTCTTTTGGAGAAACAATCTTCCGCAGTAAGTATGCCCTGTCGCCCACCCAGACATGGGCTGAGAAGGCGTATGATCTGGTGCACTCAGTCACAGAGAACCTGATGACGAGGGAGCAGCAGGATGAGCTTGAGGATTACATAACACGGTTTGCCTTCATGCCGGGTGGTAGATACATCTACTACGCCGGTAGACAAGCCAGCTTCTACAACAACTGTTACCTGTTAAAGGGTGAGGAGGATACACGTGAGGAATGGGGAAGGCTCCTTAACAGGGCTAGTGATTGCCTCATGTCTGGTGGGGGTATTGGGAGCGACTACAGTGTATTTCGCCCAAGGGGAGCACCCCTCGGTAGAACAGGTGGCACAGCCTCCGGCCCCATACCTCTTATGCATTCCGTCAACGAAGTCGGACGTAATGTTATGCAAGGAGGTAGTCGTCGAAGTGCAATCTGGGCATCCCTTAACTGGCAACACAAGGACGTCCCCGAATTCTTACTGATGAAGAACTGGAAGGAGCAGTACATCTCCAAAGGAGTAACTGTGCATGATGCCAAGCAGTTCAACTTCAACTATCCAGCCCCTATGGACCAGACTAATATCAGTCTGAATTACGATAACAAGTTCCTTGACCACATCAGTCAGGGACACCTGCCACCAACGTTCATACAGAACTGCAGGCAGGCGATGGAGACTGGAGAACCCGGCTTCGCCTTTAACTTTGGAGATAAAGAGAATGAAACCCTTAGAAACGCTTGTACAGAAGTTACATCATCTGACGATAGCGATGTATGCAATCTGGGGAGTGTTAACCTTGGGGCTATTAACACGCTTAGTGAGTTTAGGGCAGTCGTTCGACTGGCTGCTGGTTTCCTCGTCTGTGGTACTATTACGGCTGACCTACCTTACGATAAGGTATACGCTGTTAGGAAGAAAAACCGAAGGCTAGGTTTGGGTTTGATGGGGATACATGAGTGGCTGCTCAAGCGTGGGTATCCCTACGGGATGAACCCTGAGCTGCGGCAGTGGATGGAAGTATATCGGGAGGAGAGTGAACGTGCTGCTAATTCCCTGTGTGATCGCCTTAGTATCAGCCGTCCTGTTGCTTACAGGGCTATTGCACCTACTGGAACAATCGGCATCCTTGCGGGAACGACAACTGGCATTGAGCCTTTGTATGCTGTCGCTTATAAGCGTCGTTACCTCGTTGGCGGTGATCAGTGGCGTTATGAATACGTTGTAGACAGTACAGCAGAGGAGTTGATACAACGGTATGGTTGTAATCCGGATGATATCGAAACAAGCCTATCTTTGGTGGGTAATTTTGAGCGTAGAATTGAATTCCAAGCCGACATACAGGACTATGTTGACATGGCTATCTCATCAACGATCAATCTTCCAGCATGGGGTTCGGAGCATAACAACGAGGATAGGGTCATGGACTTCGCTAATGTACTGGCGAAGTATGCACCTAGGTTACGAGGCTTTACTGCGTACCCAGACAATGCAAGAGGCGGTCAGCCGCTTACTTTGTGTAGCTACGCAGAAGCTAAGAAGCATAAGGGAGTATCTTTTGAAGAGAACTCCGAAGTGATATGTGGAAGTGGGGTGTGTGGCATCTAGCCACACCCCTCACCCTACTACTCAGGCTCATCCCATTGATGGGCCTTTTTTTCGTCCCTCATTTGATGGCGCAGGAGGATGCTCAGTATGCGGTCAAGATCACTCTTGATCTCAATATGAGATTCCTTCAGCGGGGCTACGGCATCTAAGATAAGTTGCCTCACCTTCTGCTCCTCAATAGTAGATTTCTCTACTGCCTGCACTCTCTTATCCAAAGCATCAATACGCTCAGCCGACTTCGTGTATACAACCCTGATCAACCAACCTATCAGGGCAGCAAACACTCCCGCTGCCCAAGTAAATAACTCATCGGGAAACCCCTCTGTTACGATCTTCATCCACCAACAACCTCGCTTAACGCTTCCCTGCTACCCATAATATTCGGGAGTATGTGCAAGCTCTTCTTAGTCAGCTCATCAACAACCTCCCCCGGATCTTTATCCCCGGACAGAATATCCGCAATTGACGCCCCTAGGTTCTTGACACCAGTGCCCACCATAGATAGGCCCGGACCAGCAACTACGTCAAGAGCTGACTTACCAAAGGAAGCAGCATTGAAGGGGTCGATAACCATACTTGCGCTACCCATACCCGATACAATACCCATCCACTTCTGCCCGTCAGATTTCTCCTCATACGCCTCGTTGCTGCCTGTCCTTACAAAGGACTTCAGTTGGTCTATCATTGCGTAACCTAAAGAAGCTGTGGCTGCCATAGTAGCAGTCTTAGCGAGGTCTTGCACAGACCTTCCGGTTGCCTTAGACAACTTAGTCAGCACTGGCAGCGCTATCCTGTTGTTGAACTGGAGAGGGAACGTCTTCAAGTGCGAGAACATCTGCATTAAGAATCCCGGATTGCTAGACCACATAGGTTTATTAGTTGGGTTTGGTTCAAACACAACGTCTTCAGCCAGTGAGATAGCAGCCGCCCTTACATTCCTGTAATGAGGGTCCGTCTTCTTGGAGCCATTGGCCACCCACTCACTATGGGCCGCAACGTCAAGACCGGCTTCAGCCAGCCTCATCCCTGCTGCCCGCCTAGCACTGGCTGACTTTGTCACATCAATGGCGATGTTGGCTTCTTTAGCAAATGAATCCACAGCAGCTAACTGTGACCATATCTTAGTGAACTCCGTGAAGGGAGCCAGCAAGTTTAGGGTGAAGAAGTATGAGTCAAACTGACTGGGTGTGATTGTATCATCACCCCAACGAGCGGTCTGTATACCAACAGCCTCGGTGAAGCTGCTGTCCAGACTGGCCAGCACAGCCTCTCTCTCAGACTGCGGTACATTCTCATTGAAGATACGAGCCAACTTCCTTCCTGAAACACCTAGTGCCTGAAACAGGCCCTTTCCGGCAGACACAGCCCCAGTTTTGGGTACGATATACAGGGGTTCAATCAATGAGGGGATAAGAGCTGTTGGTAACAGCACGGTGTTCAGTGCTGACTTGATAGCCGCAGTCCTTTGCCGAGACTCAGGTGTCACCTTGGTAGAGGTGATCCTCTGTTGCAGATTAGCCAACTCATAGACTTTGTCAATAGCTTCCATAGACAGGGGCTTGCCCTTCTCGTAACCCTCCAGCACTGCCATCCTGACTCGCTCATTCAGCAACTCATTGTCAGCCCCGAACCTCTTAGCATATGCGATACGCTCTGAAGCTACTTGAGCATACTGCTCAAGGATGGAACTCAACGGCAAGTCCTTAGACCACTTCTGCATGATCTCCTCAGGGACCGCAGAGAGGGCCCTGTGCAACTCTAGGTTGTTAGTCTTGTTGATGGACCCCTTCTTCTTAACGTTCACCAGAGGCTTCCTGAGGGCGTCTACGTTGCCGTCGAACACAGCCTTCTCGATAGCTTCCTTCAGGTTGTCTGACATCTTAGCTTCGTCACCGAAGCGAGTGCCACCATCAGCAAGGGACTCTTGGATGTAGGTGTTGACCTTCCTCGTGGCCTCCTCTACCCCGTGTTTAGGGGTGAGATATTCAACCATCTCGGTCCTGAACCCCTCGGTGTTAGCCTTCAGCTTCTTGATATCAAGGAAGAACGGGAGGTAGTTCTCCCCCCTGTCCCCTAGCTTGATGCCAGCCTCGGTTGCACGGTCATAGATGTGGCGCAGCATGGCGCGGACTTTATTAGCCTGAGGTGTATCCACCCCGTTGTAGACATCCTCCTTGACCTTGCGCTGCCCAGCATCGGACATCTTCTTCAGGTCGAAGTGACCCCCTATTTCGAGGGCATCGACCTTGTCCATCTTAGCTTCGGTGTTTACAGTGTGCTTACCTACGCGAGTGCCTCGCTCCACGAAGTTCATATCAAAGTCGGAGGTTATATCCCGGACAGTATCATTACCCTTGGCAATAGCATTGACTTGGTCAACAGCCCTACCAAACTTGATAGTGCCCATTGCGTCGCTGAACACACCAGTGTCTGCCCTAGCAGCAGCGTTGGGCTGCTGATAGTAGATCTTACCTTCCTCGTCGAACTTGATGGGAGAGGTCTCGTTGTCCCTGATGTCTAACTTCTGCTGCGCCATTCTAGCTGCGTAGATGGATGGTGTGGCTGTTAAGCTCAAAGCCCCACCGAGAAGACTGGACACCGCTACGTTCTCCGCGTAGGCATCCAACCTCTCATCATCTATACCGATCTGGGTAGATACGTGAGCCCCGCCTAAGACTGATGCAGCAGACAAGCCAGCACCACCGACAGCGACGGCTGTATTCTTAACCATCCTTTTGACAAAGGAGTCTTTTACCGCCTGCTTCAAGATATCCTTACCCACCTTGCCGGTGGCAGAAAACATACCTCCTGTCAGAACATCGGGTGCAGTAGCTAGTCCCGCGAATCCTAAGGATGCAAGATTAGACTTACTCTCAGGATCAAGAGACTCCTCGATCTGTTTGATATCACCGAGGTTCATCCCGAAAGAGGTTAGACCAAGACCGATCAGACCACCTAATGCGGTGGTACCGGGGAGAGGGATAGGGGCTCCAATAGCAGCACCTGTGGCGGCACCAGCAGCCATAGCCCCCACCGAGGGCAGGGATTCTGTTATAGCATCCCCTAACCCACCCCAACTTAAGAGGTTCTGAATCTCAGGAGCAGCCTCATTAGCCTTGGCCTTGTTGCCTAGTCGCATTTCCTCGCCATACTGGGTCAGAGTCTCAGACCCGGTTATGTCACCCATAGCCTCAATGCCGCTACCGATAGACGCACCAGTTTCGTAGAGACCACGCTCAAGGCGGTCACCGAAGGATACGTCTTCTTCAGGCATAGCCGTAGCTTTGGCATCCAGCTCAGCAAGTCTAGCTGCCATAGCGGAGGGTGACATTGGATCTGGGTGTTCGTAAGGAGAGGTGGCCTCATACTCCCCCTCGACATAAGAGGGGGTGTCCCCAGCCTTGATGTCAAGCTCAGCTAGCCTTCGCTTGGCTTGCTCTTGAGTCATGTTATACTCTGACTCTTTAGCATCCAATTCTGCCAGCCGAGCTTGGGCTTGTTTAAGCTGTTCTGGTGTCAATGCCATCTGAAATATCCTTACGTTTGTTTAACCACTACTGACCTGCGAGTTGCCTGCGAAGCATCTCCCGCTCCTGTGCTTCTTGTGAGGAGAGGCCCCTTACTGCGGGTTGTGCAACCCGTGGGCCGGGGTTCTGAGAAGTATACCCACCGTTGAGCATACTAGGATCAACGTGCTTGTCGCTCATCCAAGTGCTCGTCGTTACTCCTGCATCAAGCACAGGCTGAGCTACCTTTCGGGCAATGGCAATAGCATCGTCCCTAGTAAAAGGTTGTGGTATCCTATTCGCTGCTCGGTAGTTTCTTTCAGCAGCGATAGCCTGAGCCGTCGCCTCTACCAACGCCATATCCCCCACTCGTCCACTCTTCTTAGGGTCTGTCTTCAGGGTGTAGTCAGGGCCAAGGACCTCACTAACGTATTGCTGGGCTTCCCCTAACTGGGACCTGTTCATAGCCCCACCTACCAACAGTTTAGCAGAGGAGAGAGAACCGAGAGTACCTTGAGCCGCAGAAACCATAGCTGCTTGAGCTTGTTGCTGGCTCGCTACGGCCTTCATCCTGTCAATCTCCAGACCCACAGGAGTGTAGACTGCCTCGGTCTCTGCCCTTGAAGCAGCAGCATCAGCAGCCGTGACAGCAGCACCAGCCCTAGTCTCGTCAGCAGTAGCAGCACGATCCTTGATCTGGTTCTCAACCACCAACTGGTCACGCCCCTCCTTCTGTTTCAAGGCGGCTTGGAAGGCTAGGCCTACGTTCTGCCCTGCATTGATCTCACCGTTGTTATTGGCGAGCAATGCCATAGAGAAAGTCAAGAGATCAAGGTTGTTGATAGAAGCGAAGAAGTCTTTCTTCTGACCATCCGGGATGGTAGAGGCGATAGCGTCTGTAGTTTGCTTCTCCAAATCCTTGATGGATTTACCTGTGTCCCTCGCTAATTCATTCTTCTTACGAGCAATCTCTGCCTTAAGGCCCTCAGGCGTGGTCAAGTCCACAGGCACAGGGGACATCTGAGGTTGCTCTTCACCCGGTACTGGTGAGCTAAGGTCAGCTTCAGGGCCGAGCTGCCCAACACCATAAGGGCCGCCAGAGATACCCAACAGGCCTGCACCACCAGCTACACCGGCTGCAGTTAGCCCTGCAAGGCGAGCCTTGGACATACCGTTGGGGCCAGCCTGTGCTGCGTACAGGGCGTCCACCTCGGCTTTGGGTGTGTAAGGGCCAACAGCAGTACCTGTATCGTAGATGGTACCCATGTCCCGCTCTGTTCGGGGGTTGGGGAAACCTACTTCACCCCTGTTTGGGTTGAGAGGACCCAATTGGCTGCCGGGAGGTACACCGTCTGGGCCTCCTACGTCACCTGCCGTACCTCTGTTGGGGGGCATAGGCGGTTGACCACCAGCGCCACCAGCGCGAGGGGGTTCACCGTAGATCTCCCAAGGTGAAGGACCTCTTGGATTAGGAGGAAGGGCGGAGGGTACGCCTCTCGGGTCAGGAAGCAAAGTCTCCCAGCCAGCATCCCCGTAATTATCCAAACCCTGCGGGGCAGCCGTCCTCACAGGTCCGGGGTTGGTTCTAAATAAAGAAGCGGACCTCCGGTCTAGGCTAACAGGGGGGAGGGAAGGAACCCCAGAGAGATTGGGTGTTGGTAAGGCGGAGGCCCAACCCTCCTTAGCCAGCTTCTTAGCTTGCTGTTCTACTAGCATATCTAACAGACTTGCCATAATTAATATCCTTTACATTGTACCGAGGACGCCAAGAACACCTCCGGCAACAGCACCAACTGCAGCACCGGGGTATCCACCAATAGTTCCATACGCTGCCCCCGCTACGCCACCTGCGATAGCCCCAGATAATCCACCAACAGCAGGACTTCCTTTTCCGGGCTGAGAGGTTACAGTGTTAGGGCCGCCCTGACCAACAGCGATGATGCTGGCGTAATCCTTAAGATTTTGCCAGTTAGCATCCCTAGGTGCATTGAACTGTTGTATAACATCGTCAAGCTCAGCCTGAGCACGAGCCGACCTATTCATACCGATACCCTCACGAATAGTTGAGGGCACTAACTGGCTACGCTGTGCATCTCCGTACAGACCACTAGCGGTCAGGGCCCTGTTAAGGTCAGCCTCACGCTGGGTCAAGGCCCTGTTCAGGCCAGACTCCCTCAGCGCATCCTGACGTGTCAGGTCTTGCTGCAGTAAACCAGCTATCTGGTAGTTCATGTTGTCTTGCATGTCAGCCGCTGCCACACCTTGGGCAATACCAGCCTTACTGGATGAGAACTGACCTGCTGCAGCCGCTTGATCATTCAACCCCGGAAGGATATTCCTGTTGAAGGACCTCCCAGACTGGATACCGAGTTGCTCAAACAAACCCTGAAGCTGGGCTTGGGACCGAGCATTCTCGGCTGCATTGTTGCTGGTGAACAACTCATCTAGTCCCTGTACATTGGGGTTGAAGAAGCTGGTCACGTTGTTCATGTTAGCATCGGCTGTACCCTGCATACCGGGTGCTAGGGTGTTGAGCATGTAGTCTTCATTCTGCCGGATCAAGGGGTCTTGATCGGCAAGGCGTGTGCCTTGGTAGATCCCACTGGTTCCTTGAGCAAATGCCTTGTTAGCGGCAGGGAATAGAGTACCTGTTAACTGGTTGGCTGTTGCAACCTCTAAGGGACCCGGTTTAGTCTTAGCAGCTTTACCGCCCATCTTCTTCTCCTATCGGGTCTATCAAGATGACCCTCTCATTCTTCAAGTCTGGGAAGATCTTAATCCAACCCTTCCTACCCATAAGCGATAAGCCGTCATAACCCAACCCTGCAGCCAGACCTCTCAGTTCTTTCCTCAGCAGATCAACCCACTCCTTCATCCGATCACCACCCAACAGGTGTACCGCTAGGTACCGCCTCCGTGGGTGTATCTCGTGGGTCACAACCGTGGCCCCTACAAAGGCTGAGCCATCATCAACAAGGAACAAGAGGCTTTCCCCTGACAGTAGCCCATTGATGATGTCTACCCACTTGTACTCGTCCGAGCCCTTCAAGGCCTCTTTGAGGTATCCTTCAACATCCGGCAGGACCTCATGCAAGGTCTCTATCCTAGCGTGGCTTACTGTGTACTTCATACGATAAACACCCAAGCTGAGCTCCGGTAAATGTAAAGCCCAGCGCCTGAGCCGGGGTTCCAGCCTGTGCCATCAGCCCTAACTAACAACCCCTCTTGCGCATTCTTAGGTTCCGCATAGAATAGGGGCGGTTTAGCTGACTCCAAGATAGCGTCAGACACCCGCTGAAGCTCCGACAGGAGGTAGGTACCAAGATGTCCAGCCTCTGCCGGGGGTGGTGTCGGGTTATAGATAAATTGGCCACTCATCGTGTACCTCTTGTGGGTTTCCACTGTACAGTGTAGCCGTGCAAGGCCCACAGTTCATCATCCGCTGAAGAGAAGCGAATACTCAGGTTCCTTCCGTATACCCGGCAATCCACCTTGCGGTCGATACCGATACGGAAGGGGTAAGGACCTTCCCATGTAGCACCAGAGAAGGGTGAGTCTTCGTAACCTATCTCCACATCCACGACAGATCCTAAAGTACCTGAGAGGTGAGGGAAGATTGCCTTAACCCTTTTCTTGGTGGAGTCGCTGTTAAAGTCTACACCCAACCTCTCCAAACGGGTGACATAAGGAACCCCATCCCAAGTGTTCCCTCTATTGAGTTCTAGGAACTTACTGTTGGTGTAGTCAACGGCCAATATCTTCTTGTTAGAGATACCAGCGGCCTGCTTGTTCCAGAGGGAAGGGTCACTATCCCAAGTGTCCGTATCATTGTCCCAGACATTAGAAGCTGTTTCGTCTATGGCACCTTCAGCTAAGAAGGCTATGTTTGGTAGGTCTCTCCTACCCCAACTGTTCGTCTCCCAGTTCCAAGTCAATGCCTCACGGGCTGTCTGTGTGGGATCGTTACTCGTAACAAAGTAGATGATTATCTCTTTACTGTTGTTATCGGCTATGACTTTGGTTCTTTCATACAATTCGTCGTCTATGGAGGCCAGTAGTTTCCTGACACGGTTCGTCATAACACTCTGCTTACTGATACCATTATGGACATAGGCGTCGCTCTTAGTTAAGACGAAGTGCTTGCCCTCAAATGTGGCAACACAACCCTCAGCAAGGATACCGTTGTTGTCATCGAAGATCTTTCTGAAGTTGAATACGAAAGTACCACCTACGTAGGTCATACCCCAGACAGCGTCCTCTTTGTAAATGATGAAGGTGTTACCAAGGGCTTTACCATCTACGATGATACCGGGTGTATCAGCCAGATCATTAATACCGGATCGGCTAGCTGGATCAGCGTAGTCCCAATCGTTGGGGACTGTCCCTACGTCCGCAGAGTCTGACCAATGGACACGGGAGCGGTTGTGCCCAGCACCTGTCTCGATGTTGAGGGCTATCAAATGGTTCTGGAAAGGTCGGACAACCTTGGCCGATTGACCCACTGGCCACGCAGGGAGAGGGACCATTGTGGATACCGTGTTCGTGTAGTGCGGGGGGTTTACCCCATTGTTCATTACAGCCACACCGTTGAAAACATCTCCCTGCCAACCCCTTGGGAATGTCGAGGTCAAGCCGCTCACCATCGTGGTAGAGACCCCGCTTGCATTTATCTTGCGTATTGTGGCAAGGTTTGAGTACAACCATGTGTCGCCCGATCCATCATTCCAAGGGAGGGCGAAGATCGGCTGTATGGGGAGGGTGGGGTACACTTGTGTGGCACCCATCACCCTCTTTGTTCCCGAAGAATCATAGTTGGCATTAACCACAGAACTCCACACAGTTGGAGGAAGCTCATACGGACTAATGTCTACGTTGAGATCTTGGGGGGCAGTGATCTCTACTTCTTGGAAAGGCATAAAAACTCCTTATCGGTAGACGTACATCGTTGCGAAGCCGCTGTCAAAGACACCTGCTCCCGAGACTGACGTAATTGTCAGGGTACCGGGAAAGGATGAGACCACAACGGAACCTGTGGCTATGCCATAACCCCCATTCGTTGATGCCCAAGCTCCAACTAAGGACTCTACAATCCAGCTTTGATCGTTTATCTTTGTGAGGGTTATAGCCCCGCCCATTTTGTGGCTAGCAGCCATTGCGTTTGTTATGGCTACACGGCTAGCAGCGTTCCAAAGTACACCGAAGGTGTTCCCACCAACATCAGAGCCCACGGTCTTGCCGTTGTAGCTTGTGGTATTAGCCACAAGAAGGGCAAGGTCTTGCGCCCCTGTAAAGGATGCGTCTGCGAACACAATCTTGATCATCACCGCATCTGTCGGTATCCCGGAGAATGCGGTACTCGTGCCGTTTAGATTAAGCGTGTCGTCTGTACGGAAGCTCTTAAGCTGACCGCGACTGTCGGAAACATTACCCAGAGAAGCAACCACATTCCCTAAGGCATTCATATCCCCGTAGATGGCGGCATCGTTTGTTACGGTCAACGCGTCTCCAATAGACACGCTAGATGTGGTAGAGAGGGCTCCTGTTACAACTATACCGAAGCCGTTTGTGTTTAGGCGGAGTGTACCGTTACCGAACAAGAAAACATCGCCACTCCTTGTCCCTGTTATCCACGGTTTCTCGTATGCAGCAACAGATGAGATCTGTCCAAGGGTCATGTTGCCGCTGGCATCCACTCCCAGAGAAACACCACCGAACGTTTCGTTGTAAGAACGAAATACAGGGGACGCACCAGAGGCTAGCTTCGCGCTAACGATACCTGTGAAGGTTGCCCCCGACAGACTAGCTTTGTTATCCAGAGAGGTCTGTACGTTGGCTGTTAGGCCCGTCAGAAAGTTAAGTTGGGTGGAGGTTACTGAAGAACTCAATCCAGCGAGGGCGTTAAGGTTGCCCTGTGTCGCGTTTACAGCCCCAGTTAAGGACGGGAAGGTGGCCTTGATAGTCCGCTTAAGCAGGCGCAGGTGGTTGTCCCCATCACTTTTGGGATCAACGGCCCCGTCCGGCCAGTTTATGTTCAGGTCACTAATGTAGTTTGCGCTACTTTCCACTGCCATATCAGGCCTCCGGGTTTACTGAGAGCGTATCACCGCTCCAGCTAGCTTTGTCGTCTATAGCCTGTATTTCCATAAGGGCTTGTGAGAACTTTGATTCGTACATGGCAGCAAACTCTTCGTCTGTGATGTATACACCCAGTTCGACCAAGGCACCGTATAGGACACCTGTTGCATTATTAGTCAGAAACCAGTTAGAGTCTGTGTCGGCGATTAGGGTGGGTGGCTCACGCCAGTATATTAACTCGAAGACCAGTCCAACACCTGAGGGAGCCGTAACTAGGAGTTGTTGTCCACCAGCGGTTGTCTTCTTGGCAAAGTACAAAGGGTCCCCTGCGGAAGACCACTTCAACTCCTCTACAAAATCCAAAGACTTTGTTTCAAGGTAAATAGGCTGAGATGCGGAAAGTAGTTTCAGGCTTTTTGTTTCTAAGTAGTCTGTTGGGATAGTAATACCTTGGCCGTTATGGACGATTTGATCGTTAAACTCCATCTGCCTCACGCGGACTAACCGGGCCATCCTACCAATAGCTATGTTGATGAAGTCATCAATCACACCGTCCGATATGACAGCGGTATCCGCCCAGTCTCGTACCTTACCCCGCATCTCTGCGAGATTTGCTGCATATAGTCCTGACATATTTACAACCTGCTATTGTGTGTCCGTAGGTGTTTCCAATCTGGAGAGTTCAACTTAAGGAAGAGCCTTCGTTTGACATCGGGGTCATTGGCCATATCGAATATGTTCAAGCCCTCCTTCAACCACTGCTCTATTACAATGTTAGGAATGCTTGCAACCCTGCGGCCAAAGGCATTACGGTTCTGGTCTTCATCATAAACTCTCTTGTTCTCTTCGAGGATGCCTTCTACATCCTGCACTCTTTCTATGGTAACATCTGTATCGCCACCATGATAGATAGTTTTTACATCACTCATTAT